AGCATTTCATACTGATCATCATTAGCATAAGCTTCAAAGAACTCTTGCAGTTCCTCCAAGAGCATGCCGTGCTCAGCGCCAGGACTAAAAGTGTTTAGCTTACGGTCAATATTAAATTGAACTATTCCTTGCAAAGCACCCATACCTAGTTCCTTTTGTTTAACAAGGCGGCTAGTAGAGCTACTTGTTGAGGAGCTAGTTCATCTAATGAAAGCAAACCATAAATATGATCATCAATAACTTTATTTAGGTCGACCTCTACAGAATCTAGTGGTGCTAGTACTGCAGTGTCGCCTTTAGTTAAAGTGCTGAAGGAGTCAAGGACTCCTCCTAGCATACCTTCAAACTCTTTATCTGCCATCAGACTTCTCCTTTTAGGTAAGTCACACGGTTAGTCCAACGCTCTGTTACTTCTTCAGTACCCATCCACAGATCAGTACCTTCAATAACTTTATCCATTTCTTCTTCAGAAAGGAAACCTGAGTAAAAAGATTTAAAAGCTTCGTTAAGGTGGTCATCTGTAAACTTCTGACGAGCCTTCATTTCGTGACCTTTACCTGCCATACCACCTGAGTAGTTATGGATCATAAAAGAAAGGTGTGGAGTAAGATCCAGTTCGTCACAAGCCATAGAAATAAGAGTGCCTGCTGAAGCAACAGTACCTGACAAGTGAGCGATTACCTTTGCTTTTGATCTACTGATTGAGTTAGCAATCATAAAAGCAGAATCAATAATACCACCTGGAGTGTTTAGGTAGATATCTACTGTAGTATCTTCATCAGCAGTATCTAGCAAATAACACATTTCATTGTAAGTATAAGGCTCTTCGATTGCGCCTGTTAGATAAACTTTAATATTTTTGTTCTGTACATCGTTTACTACTGGTACATCAAGATCCCAGACACGAGTTACATCACGAGCTAGTTCAAATGAAATTTCTGACATTAGTATTTTCCTTTTATCTCTGTTACTTTTTGTTCTTGTTTAACCTCTTCCGAAGCTTGTTTATGAGCTTTTTCTAGGATCTCTACAACTAATTGCGAGTAACCTGCAATATCTTGCCAGCTATCTACATAATAAGGGTTGCCGTTAGCAATCCTAGCTAGTTTATGGCAGATCATATGAATAGCTTCTAACATAAATTGTGGCATTTGTTTATCTGAGTGTACACTGTTGTAGTGTTGATTAACAATAGCGTTTAAAGTTTGAGATAAATTAGCTTGTGTATGAAAATCGCCGTAGTTACCTCCGCGTTCTTCTAGTATCTGGTCAATCATATAATATTCCTTTTAAGTAACAAGGGGACCGAAGTCCCCTTTTTTATGCGCGTATTAGTGTAGTATTAGAACACTTTTATGCGCCTAATAAGTAAATTCACCTTGCATACCTGCAACAGAATAGTCTGTTACACGTTTTTCAAAGAAGTTAGCGTGAGAGCTACCATTGTTTAGTTCATCCATCCATGTAAGAGGATTTACTTTTCTACCAAAATTAGGCTTAAGACCTAGTTGAAGTAGTCGTCTATCAGCAATGTACTCAATGTAGTCTTTCACATCTTCTTTGTTAAGGTTTGGTGGCTGATAAGTACCAAAAGCAAAATCGATAAATTTCTTTTCCATGTCTACAATTTCTCTAGCCATGGTATATATGTGTTTTTTAAATGTATCATTTACTTCTTTTGGATTTTCAGAACACCAAGTACGGAACAACCACGCATTACCTTCTACGTGAAGAGATTCATCACGCAAAGACCATTCGTTAATTGTACACATACCCAGGTATTTACCTACACGCTCAAAGTTTTTAAGCATAATGAAGGAGCCAAAAAGACTAATGCCCTCTAGCAAAATACCTTTAGCCAGTTTTAGTCCAAAGCTTTCAAAAACAGCTTCAGCCATGTAAGAGTCTTTAGCAATAGTCTCTTGGTGTTCCAAAAAGTCAGTATAGTAACTGTCTGGAAAACCTAACGACTCATTAAGGTGGGCATAGCCTTCTTGGTGGATAAACTCGCGAGCCATAAAGCTAGTGAGCATACCACGTACTTCATTGTTTTTAATCTTATTGATTAAAGGTAGGTAGCCTGCAGCTACGTTAAAGTCTGATTGTGTAAAGATAGATAGAATATTTTTAATAAACTCTTGCTCTTCAAAAGAAGCGCCTTTGTAATCCTCTAGATCTTTAGTCATCTCGACTTCTTTTACAATCCAATGGATATCCTCGGACTGAAGACGATATTCTTCAGCCTGAGGGTAACGTAGTGGTTTATAAGTTCTACTATTTTCTGTTAACATTATTATTATCCTTCACACGCTAAACAAGTATCTAATGAACCTTGTACACCATCAACTAGTGCGTTACGTTCAATTTTCATATTAACCTTTTCAGTCTTTTTACTGGATTCAGTACGTAAGTAGTAAACCCCTTTAAGCGGTCTACCTACATCATCTGCAGGTTTAAATGCTCTACGGTGTACTGTGTTTACATAACCTTTGTCTGCTCCTGAGGGGAAGAAAAGGTTTACTGATTGTCCTTGACATAGGTATTCTTGTCTACTACGTGCCATCTCTACAACCCAGTTCTGATCAATTTCAAAAGCTGTTTTAAAAACATCTTTTTCGTCCATTGTCAGAAAATCTAGGTGTTGTACAGACCCTTCGTTTGCCATAATAGAATCCCAAACATCTTTAGTATTCATACCATAGTGCTCTAATACAGGAATTAGTGCAGGGTTTTTAACTAAGTGACTGCCAACACGAGTTTTATGTGTGTAGCAATTAGACGCACGAGGTTCTATTGAGGGAGATACTCCAAGAATAATAGAAGAGTTAGCGTTAGGAGCGATAGCAAGTAGGTGGGTATTACGCACCCCCCAGCCGACTGCGTCTGGTGCTTCTCCACGAGTTTCTGCGAGCTCTCTTGTTTTGGCATTAGCTTGGCCTTTTATCATTCTAAACATACGCTTATTAACTGAAATAGCTAAGCTACTTTCGAATGGAATGTTATGAGACATAAGGTAGTCATGGAAGCCCATAGCACCAAGACCCAGCGAACGCTCTCTAAAAGCAGAGAACCTAGTTCTTTCGAGCTCGTCAGGAGCATGGTCGATGAAAAACTGTAGTACGTTGTCTAGCATTTCAATCAAATCGCCAACAAAGTTAGGATCTTCTCTCCATTCATCAAACTTAGCCAGGTTTACTGAAGATAGACAACATACTGCAGAACGATCTTCATCTGTAGGTAAATGAATTTCATTACACAGGTTGCTACCATGAATTTTAAGACCTAGCTGTTTTAGAGCAGGGTGCATTTGACGGTTAGCTTCATCAAGGTAGTTGATGTAAGGCTCGCCAGTACGGAACCTAGTTGTAAGAATTTCTTCCCAAAGCTTGCGAGCTCTCATGGTTTCTACTACTTCTTTAGTATGCGGATCAATTAAAGACCATTCTAGATCTTCATTGATTGCTTCTATAAAAGCATCAGTAATGTTAACACCATGGTGCAAGTTTAGGTTTTTACGGTTAAGGTCACCTGTTGGGGTACGCATTTTAATAAACTCAACAATCTCAGGATGATCAACGTTGAGGTATGCTGCGTAGCTACCACGACGAGTTTTACCTTGACGGTATGCAACCATGTCAGCATCTACTGTATGCAAGAAACCGTTTACCCCAGGCGTCTTATCAGAGATAGCACGAACGTCGCTCCAGTGGCCTCCTACGCCGCCTCCTTTAACAGATAGCCAACGTTCTTCTGTTGTATGTTTACAGAGACCTTCAATACTGTCTGGTACATAAGTCAAAAAACAACTAATAGGCAAGCCTTTAGGTTTTTCTCCAGCAGCTGGGGCGTTGCTAAGGATTGGCGAGCTGTACATAAACCACTCTTTTTTAAGGTAGTCTTGGAGACGTTCGCTGTGCATGACGTCAGTAGCATAGCAATCACTAGCACGTTTAAAAGCTTCTGTAATAGACTCATTAGGTCGGCAATAATGTTTTTTAAGTAGTTCTTTAGCGAAATCAAGCACTTATGAATTCTCCGTAGTAATTATAGTTATAATACATCTTGGGTTGGTTTTATCTTGTCCTAAAATTTCCCAAGAGCTCCCTAGGTGATATTGTACGTTATCATTTACAATAACGTTTTCTTCTTGTAACGCATCAAGCGTAACTTTTTCCATCAATGCTGCTATGTTAGCACCATCGCAAGAAGAATTCTTATAGTAAATTTCTATACGGAGCTTAAAAGTTCCGTTAATTTTGGTATCGGTAAGTTGTTTATGAACTAGCTCATGATAGTCTTTTTTCATTTTGTTTTGATCAAAATGGTGAGCGTTACGATACCAATTCATGCCTGCTAAAACAGTTTTATTAGGCTTAGTTTTAAAAGTCTTAACCCAATAGATAGGTAATTCGATAGTCATAGTATTCCTATAAAGACAAAAAAAAACCTCCCGTAGGAGGTTTCTATGGGTTAAGTAAGTTATATTATTCTTGCGTAATCTGGTACTTAGAGCTGTGCAGTACAGCAATAATGTCCATCATAGTATCTCGCATGAAAGAAAACTTAGGGTTATTCTCAACTAACTCTAAACCTGCTTTAGCGTGAGCAGTGATTTCTTCGATAAGAGCAAGAATTTCTTCTTCAGTTTTAATAACACGGTATTTGCGAGCAAGTTTTACACCTTCCATAAGGTACAAAGCTTCTTCGGGTTTCATACCAGGAAGGCAAGCACCTAGATACTGTTCAGCCAGCTCGTCTAGTTC